AATTACAGCCGACACAGATTTTGGTTTGGTGGCAATTGGGGTGGGAACATGAGTTTAGAAAATTTAAACCAGGATGAACAAGCCCTGGCTGACAGTATGGAATCGGCAGGCATACCCACCACAGAAGCGGGTATGAAAGCAAAATTTGAAGAGCTGGCCACTGATGAAAACCTGGTATTTAAAAACCCTGGTGAGCAAAGCACCTGGTGGCGTTGGTTAAAAGCGGTGGCGGTGGCCCCCGCCCTTTGGTTGATGGAATACATTATAAAAAATGTAATTCCTAACCAGTTTGTGAAAACCGCCACAGGCATGTTTTTAGATGTTCTGGCATGGCCCTATGGGTTAACCCGAAAAATTGAAACCAAAGCTTTGGGGGTGATTAAATTTAACCGTGAAAATGTGGGTGCTGTTTTGGCCGTTCCCCTGGGCACCTGGATTAAAACCACCAGTATTAACGGCACGGTTTACCGCGTGCAAACCACCCAGGCTTTTGAATTTGGTGTGAATGATTTAGAAATTTTGGTGACGGTAGAAGCCGAAAACATAGGCGCGGCCTATAACTTGGCCAGCGGTTATTACATTTTATTGCAAGACCCCATAGCGGGGGTAAGTGCTGTAACCAATGAAAATGATTGGCTAACCACACCAGGCAGTGCAGAAGAACAAGACGAAGAGTTTAGGTTGCGTATTCGCGGCCATGTATCAAACGTGTCTGATTATCACGTTGGCAGTGTTTACCAAAATATGATTGCCAGCAATATGAGCATTGATTATGACAATATTTTTATAGATTACACGCTGGCACCTCGTGGGCCAGGCAGTGCCGATGCCTATGTGGTGTTTGATTTAAACGTACCCGCGCAAAGTTACCTGGACAGTGTAAACAGTTACATAAGGGAAGAGGGCCACCATGGCCTGGGTGATGATGTAATGGTGTTTGCTATGCCAGAAACCCTTTACAACCTGGGGGCCATAATCTGGTTGCCTTCTGGCATGAGTACCGAACATGCCACGGTGATTTTTAATGATGTTGAACAAATGATTAGGTGCGCCTTTAGAGAAAACAAAGATTTTGATGTGGTGCAAACCTGGCCGTGGTCGCGCTTTAGTGTGGGCCGTTTGGTGGGTTCTATTATGCGTAAATACCCAGACATTGAATCTATAGAGTTTGACCGTGGCGACATTACCAGTGAACAGGACATGCCCAAGCTGGGCACTTTAACTCTTACAATAGATGCGGTGATGTAATGAGCATGGCCCCATTAAAATTGCCGTTTTGGTTAAGCGCCGGACATTTAAAAAAGTACGCTGATTTTTTATTGGTGTGGTTTGAAGTGGTGCGGGGCTGGTTAACATTCCCGCTAAATATTTATGATATTGACACCACCAGCTTGGCCATTGTGGATTTGTACGCCTGGCAACGTGGCATAGACCGTGTTTATTCTGAGCCAGACGCGCTTTATAGAAAGCGCGTGAAGTGGGCTTACTTAAACGCCAAGGAAGCGGGCACATTACAAGGTTTTAAAAATATATGGGCACGCCTGGAATTGGGCGGGTTGGTGGTACATGAAAGAATACCAGGGCTTGAATGGGATGTTATACGTTTAGAAATTGAAGACACCACATTATCAGACCACCCAGAATTATTACGCGTGATAATTGAAACATACGGTTTGACGTGTCGACGATATGAATGGTTTTCAGAATTCAATTTACAAATTAATAGCCGTGCACAGATTTTTGAAAATATTGAACAATCTGTTTTAGCCAAATTATAATTTTTAAAGGGGGCAATCATGCCAGTTATTACATTCGCGGGTGAAAACCTAATTGCCCAGCAACAACAAGCTGGCAACACTTTAATTATTGACCAAATGATTTTGGCCAATATTAATGGCCTAGACCATAACCTGGTGCCCAATAGAAGCGAAGCCATGCCCAGCGTGGGGGATATTAAAATAACCCAGCCCATTACCAAAGACGGGTTAATAAATAGTAATACGGTGGTTTATTCTGCGGTGTTTACCAGTACCCAGGGCACCTTTGATTTTAACTGGATGGGCCTTTATTCCAGTGAGCATAATGTGCTGGTGGCGGTGGCTTATATTCCCGTGCAAAGCAAAAGGGCCACATTGGGTGCCGCCATTGGCAATATAATAACCAAAAACTTTGCAATTGAATTTAACGGCGCGGTGGATGTAACTGGCATTAATGTAAGTGCCGAATCCTGGCAGATAGATTACACAGAACGCAATTTATCTATGGATACATTGCAGCGTGATATGGCAAAAATTATTTATGGCCAGTCTGTTTATGTGGGGGATGCGTTTAAAATAAAATATAGCAATGGTAAATACTATTTAACACTGGGTGGGGCCGTGTTGGGTGGTTTAAAGGATGAACTAAGCCAGGATTATGAAATTACACCAGGTGCATTGCCACAAACGGTTTGGCTGGACGTTTACCAGGAAGCAACCATGGTGGGTGTGCAAAATAGTTTTGATGTTGTTTTTAATGACGGCACAGGTTTAACAGATAACACGGTTGGAGCGGTGAAACATTCTTTGGTTCGTATTGGCACCATAAATTCAACCAGTGACATAGTGGACGAACGGGGGAATGTTACTAGCAGTTTAACGGCTTATAACCAGGGTAATATTCCCCACGCCGACACCACAAAAAAAGGCATTGCAAAATTAAACAGCGATATTGAAAGCCTAAGTGAAAGCGAAGCGGCCACACCCAAGGCCGTTTTGGATTATGTGCAAAAACAAAAGACCAAATTATTTTCTACTTTGGTAGATGCCGCCGCCGATACTTCTTTAATTGTGGGACAGCAAGTTAAAACCATTATTAACGGCATTGATTATGTGGTGGTGGCGACAGCTACGGGTATAGATGATGGCGGTGGCCTGTTTACAGATATGGCCAACGGAAAACAGCTTGCAGTTATCAGAAAAAATGTGGCCACAAATATGGATAAATTACGGGCGTTTGTGCCTGACTATGATGGCCAGGAAATAATGTTATTGGGGCATTCTAAGGCGGGGCTAGGTGGGGGCCCTTGGTTTTTTGATAGGGGCGACACTGACAGTGAAGATAATAACGGAACCTGTGTGGTTAACCCGCTTGGAAACCGTATAAAAAGAAATTTTAACGGCGTGGCAAATTTGTATATGTTTGGTTGCCTGGGTGATGGCAGCGATGACAGCGTGGGTTTTCAGAATGCGGCAAATGCAGGGGACTTTCATATTCCTAAGTGTCCGGTTCATTTTTTAGTGGGTGGTATTACGGTGCCCGCCAACCGTGTGATCACTGGCGAAAGTTCATATGTGTACACGGCTTTCAATGCGTCCGATGTGGTGGGGCTGGGGGCCGTGGTGTACGACATTACCAAGGACACCTTTATATCCTGGGGGGTAAGTTGTGATATAAGCCATTGTACTTTTCATGGGGTGGATAGGTCCCGACCCTTTCAAGAGGGTACGGGTGGCGGTTTAAAAATGTTTAAAACGGCGGTGTTTCGGTGTGCAGCAGGTTTTGGCCGAACGGCGCACTATACAATGGGAAATTGTCGTTTATTGGAATGTCATTTTTCAGGTAATACTCTAGGTGTGGCGGGCTTGGTTGATAGCCATGTGGCAATTTGTGAAATAAACGCTAATGAAGCGAGTGGCGTTAGAGCTTCGGCAGGATGCAATGATACGGTTTATATTGATAATAAAGTTGAGTGGAATAATACCAAGGGATATGAGTTTTATGGGAACCAGAGTTCAATCCAAATAATTGGCGGCATAGTTGATAGAAATGGTGAGGCGGGAATATCGGCCACTGGTTATGCTGGTGTGTTGGTATTAGGTGTTAAATTTAGGCGTAACGGGCGTGAATCTGAGTTAAATGCCGAGCAAGATTGCCATGTGGCTTTGCGTGGTGGTTCTCAAAAACATTTTAGTCTTGTTAATTGTAATACAGCGGCGGGAACTGGTGATTCTGGTGAGGGTTATGCCTCCCCTTCTAGGGCAATTGTTGCAAGTAATAATTCGTCAGTTATTGGGCTTGTGAGTGGTTGTGATTTAACGGGTGTGACTACTGAAGTATTTAAGGAAAGAAGCGGGGGGTCATTAACTATAAATTCATTTGTGGGTAATGATGTTGAAGGCGTGGCACTGGGCAGTGACGTTACTTTTATTAGTGAGGCTGGCAATACTGGTTTGCCAGAAATTCAAACTATCACAGATTATGGGGATATGGTTTACAGGGGCGGCACGGGTACTATTTCAGCGGCAACTGATGTGGTATTAACTGGGCTGGCTTCTGTAAATACATATTCACGGTACGCATATGATGTGCATATTGTTTCGAGAGACACGGGTGATGATACTTACGCAATAATACATGAGGCCAAAGTGGTTGTGGTAAGGGGCGGTGGTGGTGCCCTTAGTGAAGTTATAATGCTTTATTCCTCGCACCCTTCTTTGGTATTAACGGCAGCATTAACCACCGAGATTGATGGTTCGGAAATAACCCTAACAGTGACGCCAGACAGGGCAATGCAGGTGGTAATGATCGTTACACAGGCTTACTGAATATTTAAAGTCTGGTTAATTGTAGTCGGGCATTTAAGAACTGTAATTGTAAATAAGAGAATCTGTTATGTGGAATGGCGCTTTATATACTCAAAAACAAAGTTGGCTAAGTACAGAATTAAACGAGCAATTAAAAACCGCCATAAGCGAAATAGTTTTGCCTGAAAATTTAGCCGCTGATAACAGCACGGCACAGGATGCACAAACCGACAGTGCGCGCCGTGATGATTTATCACCGTTACAAAACAACCTGCAAGCAATCGCCATAACCCCGTGGCACCAGGGCACGTTTAATGGCAGTAAACAAGATGCCAACTTTTGGTTAAGCCCTGGTGATGCCCAAACTTGTTTGGCTGACCAATTGGAGTTTATTGGTTGGGACTCTTGCCTGGTATTAATGGTGGTGGCCGACAAGGCGCAAAACCTGGCCACTAAAATTGAAAGCCTGGTGGCGGTGTTTCCCCATGATGAATTGGCCCAGGTATTGCGCCAAGCCAAAGCACTGGCCAACCATGAAACTGAAAAGGTTTTTATTCCTGGTTTAAAACAAGATGACAGGCAAAACACCACCATTGAAAAATTGGCGGTGTTTTCCGCTTTGTTACATGCCAAACAAAACTTGGCCATTAGTGAAGCGGTGGCCAGTGACCAGGACACCAAAACCCTGTTAACCGATTTTAAAACCAAACGCCTGGCCAGGCTGGATGAAATTAAAAGCCAGGTGGAATCATTAACCGCCCAGAACGGCACCATAGAAAATATATTGAATTTGTCTGGTGGCGACCTGGCCACACAGCTTAGGGGTATTTCCCCACCCAGTGAAAACGCGCCGCTTTGTTGTTTGCTGGCCCTGGGTGGAAGTAGCGCAGAGCTGGTCCCATTGTTAGAGGTTTTGGGATTATGATTTTAGAACATGATGGCAAGTCGTTTAAATTAGAATTAAAGGGTTTGCATGTTGCGGTTAAGCTATCCATAAAAAATAAAGCGGTGGGTGGCAATACCAGTGCCAGCGATACCCTAAACCAGGGCACCAAACCCAAAGTGGTGCGGGTATCTGGTGTGGTGTTGTTTGAGGATGAAAGCCATTTAAAAAAACTGGTTAAGTTGGCCGAAGCCATAACCGAAGACGGGGGCCGCCAGGTTTACACCGTGGATGACAAAACCGTTAACGTGGGGGATGTGCGCCAGGTTATTTTTAATAACGATTTTAACTATAAGCAAATGGACAAATTCGAAGCCTGGAATGTTGAGTTTTCTTTATTGCAATTTAACACCGTGGCCGAAGCCAAAGAAGCCAGGAGCAATCCACAAACCGACCCCGTCGCCGATAGCATAACCGGAACCGCCATTAGTTCACCTGGTGAAGGTGAGCAGGAACAGAGCGCCACAACCCATGGCCTAGTTTGGGACACCATGAAAATGTTAGAAAATCTATTGAAGCCATAACATGAAGATAACCAAACAAATGAAACTGGCCGGTGTAGAAACCAAACTTAAAAGTGATTCTATATTTTTAGAAATGCAAACCCCTGGCCGCTGCATAATAACCGTGGCCACCACCACCACACCCATACAAGGTGAATTGATAGAAATTAACGGACAGATGGCGGGCCATGATTTGCGCCGCCTGTTCTTGGGTTTTGTCGATACCGTAACAAAATTGCAGGATGGTATTTTTAAAATTGTTGGCCGTGAACTGGCCGCGTTTTTAAACCGCCGCATTGCATTAAATTTGCGCAATGTAACACCGGCCCAAGTGCTGGAAGAAATAAGCAATCAAACCGGCCTTAATTTTATATTGCCAGATAGTGAATGGACTAAAAAACCCGTCGCCCGCTTTCAACATATTGGCGGCGGGTATATGGCCATGGATTGCATTTTAAATGTATGGCAAGTAACAAACGGTATATGGCAGCAACAGGCCGATGGCCAAATATTTATTGGTGAGTCTGAAAAATCAGTACCAGGAGCCAAGCGCATAAAATTAGAAATGGCCAGGTTTAAATCCATGAGCGTGAAGGGTGGCACCTTGCCATTAGCCCCCAGGTTGCGCCCTGGTGTGCAAATAGAAATTGCCGACCAGTTTTTATATGTGAACAGTATAGAAATACACGGGGAAGAAATGCGCCTTAACTGGTTGCAAAACCCTTGGGAAAAAACATTGCGGGGCATTCAATGAACCAGGTACTTAGAAAACAAATAGCCCGTGAATTTCCAGAGCTGGCCGCCGGTTATCATTTGCCGGTGATGGCCGAAGTGTTGGCCATACCCGATGCACCGGCCAAGGGTGGCATAAACGATAACTACCGCCCACGCCTGGCCGTTAACGTGGTGTTATTAAATAACGAATACCAAAGCACAGAAATATTTTTAGACGCCGTGCCCATGGCCATAATGGGCGGTGGTAACGAACGCGGATTTTTTGCCTTGCCACAAAAAGGAACGCTGGTGGAATTGGCCTGGATGAATGGCTGTCCAGAACGCCCCTTTGTACGTTCGGTATTAGGTGACCGCCAAGCCTTGCCATGGATAGATGAACACACCATGGCCTGGCAGCAAAGCGAAGAGGTGAAACAAACCGTGGACAACGCGGGAAACTGGACACGGGAAACCACCGCCACCATAAAAGACAAAAGCCACACCCATGAAATTGAAACCCACAAAAAAATAGAAATACTGGGTGAAGAAATTAAACGGGTTTTACAACATAGCCTGGAAGACATAGACGGAAAAAAACAAATTGAAGCCAGCGCCATTCATTTACTGTCAACCACCGTGGCCAACATTCTGGCCCTGGGCAGTGTTAACCAAATGGCAGGGGAGCACATAACCAGGAGCGCAGGCAAAGACATAATTGACCAGGCAACCGAAAATATTAATGCCAGTGCCAAAAATATAAAACACCAGGCAGAAACAAACCTGGAATTGATAGCCGCAAAAATTCACCTGGGCACAGAAGCCGACAACCTTTTAAAACTGGTTTCTGATTTTATGCAGGCGGTTAGCGATGGTTTTAATTCATTGGCGAGCAATCAAGTCGTGATTGGTGCGACAGCAGCCGTGATGGGGCCAACCCCTTGGAAGGCAGACTGTACAAGTGCTGCCAGTAGTATTGATGGGGTTAAAACAAAACTGGATGGCATGACCCTAGCCTCGTCTGAGTAATGCCAGAAGTGGTGTTGTTATTGGTGGCGCAGTGAGTCAGTATTGTGGGGTGTGTAAGCACATCGTAATATTTTTTCGAGAAGGAATTGAAATGGCAGAGCCAGAAATGACAAAAGAAGAAAAAATTAAGTTTTCAGAAGACGGAGTGTGTATAGATTGGTTTCTTCAAAACTTGGTAGATTCAGTTAACAAGAGTCCGTTTGAGTTTGGTATCACACTTAATGTAAATGGCCAATCTATATCAGGGACGCTTATTAGTGGCAAAAGGTATTTTGATTTATTTGCTACTGCTTTCTCAAGTGCTTGGCCTGGTGACGATAAAGAAAAAATGAGAGAGGTATTCTCTAGTAAAGGGGATATATATAACAATGTCGAAAGTGAAGACGGCCCTTTGTTATCCCAGTATTTGCATCTTAATAATGCAAAGGTTGTAACACCTGGCGGATCAATGCCGAATGCTAAAGGTGTTCTGTGGAGAGGCAAAATAAATGCAGTATCTGGCTTTAGCTTGGGGATTCTCCAGGCATCTAAGCAATAAATTTAATTAATCTCAGTCCTAATAAACCGGCCAGGCGCCGGTTTTTTTATGCCTGAAATAAAATATCCATGAAGCCATGCGCCAGTGTATCAACGCACACGGGGAGCTAATCGTGGGGCTTGATACAGCATGGAGTTAAGGCCAAAAGCCTTGTGGTGGCTGGTATGGCTAGCGCTAGCCCTAAAAAAATAACCCAGCCGGAAAAAACACTCTTCCTCACCTCTGTGCGGGCCTCGTTTGCACCGTTTTTGTGCACGTTTTGATTTGTGCAGACCATAGCGCCAGGGGCCGTACCATGCGGGGTTTGGGGCCATTTGGTGTATTGCACAAAGTGCAGGGTTAATACGTCACTGTGCGGCTAGGGTTTGGCCGAAGTGTGGAGCGGGGGCGGTTTCAATAGGGTTTCAGCTTGATTGGGGGTTTTGCGCTTTGTGTCGAGTGTGACACTAAATGTGACACTTTAGGGGTTTTGTGACACCCATGTGACACTTTTACAAAATAGGGTGTTTTATCGAAAAAAGCCTATTTTTATAGGGTTAAAAGTGGTCTCCCCACCTGGACTCGAACCAGGAGCAGCCGCTTAGGAGGCGGCAGTTTTATCCGGTTAAACTATG